TGATCTCGGGAGCAGATGTTCTCGAGCTTGACGAAAAGGGCGTAAAGAATTTTGTTCCGATAACCGGAGTTGGTTCGCGGAACTGGGACTGGAACGAAGTTGAGCAGATACTTTTAGGGAGAATGGACAGTGTCACAGCAGTTAAAGACGATCGTTGAGCGCATCGAGAAGCTTGAGGAAGAGAAGGCGGCGATCTCGACCGACATCAAGGACGTTTACAGCGAAGCGAAGGCGAACGGTTTCGACAAGAAGGCGCTGAAGACGGTGATTGCGCTACGTAAGAAGGAAGCGAGCAAGCGCGCAGAAGAGCAGGCGATCCTCGAGACTTACATGGCGGCGCTCGGCATGCAAGACGGCGAAAAAACTGTTTAGCGAACGCGCAAAATAGCGTTAGAATAGATCAAAGTGGAGTATTGCGCGGCAATTTGGAGGCAATTTGTGGTATTCAAGAAGGGACAATCGGGTAATCCCACGGGTTTGCCTCAGAAACCTGAGACGATTGCAAAGCGTCAAATAGCTAAAGATATCCGTGACTTGTGCCGAAAGCACACGCCCGATGCGATCAACGCGTTAATCGATGTCGTCAATTCAAAGAGTTCGCCGCCTGCTGCGAGAGTTGCTGCGGCGAACTCTATTTTGGACCGAGGATGGGGTAAACCGCAGGTTGAGGTAAACGCGACGGTCACGATGTACGACAGGATGAGCGACGCAGAGCTAATTAAGTTGATCACGGGGAACGTGATCGAGGGTGAAGTGCTAAAGGTTCTCGAAGAGAGCGAGCGCGAGCAGCAGGCGCTTCTGGAGGAGGACGACGAGGAGTGAGCCTTCAGCTTCAGGTTGACGTCCGAGAACTTTTGAAGCTCCCCCGAGAGGAGTTGATTCGGCGCGCGCAGGCTAAGGTTGAGTTAGACTTGCGCGAGTCACGGCGCGCTTGTACGGAGTCGTTTATCGAGTTCGTCCGGCAGTCGTGGCATATCATCGAGCCTGGCGCAAAGTATATCCACGGTTGGCACGCGGACGCCATCGCGATGCATTTGGCTGCCGTGGCAGAGGGCGAGATTAATCGGCTGTTGATCAACATCCCGCCAGGTTTCTCGAAGTCTCTGTTCACCTCTGTGTTCTTCCCGGCTTGGGTTTGGGGGCCGCTCGGTCGACCAGAAGCAAGATTCCTCTGCACGTCGCACAGCCAGAACTTGGCTATCCGCGATTCGACCAAAATGCGTCGTTTAGTGCAAAGCGAATGGTATACGAAGCGATGGCCAGCGGTCGTTTTGACCGGCGACGTTAACGCTAAGACCAAGTTCGAGAACACAGCGACAGGGTTCCGAGAGGCTCTGGCTTTCGAGAGCATGACGGGTTCGCGCGGCGATTTCGTTATACTGGACGATCCGCACAGCGTCGACAGCGCGTTGTCAGAGAAGCAGCGAGAGTCTACGATCACGACGTTCCGAGAGGCGTTGCCGACGCGACTCAACAACCCCGAAGAGTCAGCGATCATCGTCATTATGCAGCGGCTGCATGAAGAGGACGTTAGTGGCGTCATTCTCGAGAACAACCTACCGTATTGCCATTTGATGCTGCCGATGGAGTTTGACCCCAACCGGCGCTGCGAGACCGAGATTGGATTTGTCGACCCGCGAGAAGAGGACGGCGAGTTGCTGTTCCCGGCGCGTTTCCCACGCCACGTCGTCGAACGCGACAAACAGGTGCTGGGTCCTTACGGTTATGCCGGACAGTTTCAGCAGTCACCAAGCCCGCGCGGCGGCGGCATCATTCTCCGCGAATGGTGGCAGCTTTACGACGACGAGATGGCCGCAGCTCAAGGCGTGAAAGACGCCAGCAAATATCCGGGCATGGACTTTGTCGTCGCGTCTCTTGACGGCGCGTACACGGAGAAGGAAGAGAACGACCCCAGCGCCTTGACAGTGTGGGGCGTTTTTCAGCGGGGCGGAAGCGTTGCGCGGCGAATGCTGTCTCGTCACGGCGACATCGTAGAGCTCATCGACGACAGGGACACGATACCCGGCTTGATGCTTATGACGGCATGGGCGAAGCGACTGCCGATACATGGCCCCGTCATCGAGCGAGAGCCGGACGAGAGCGAAATTTCGCATCGGTTACGACAGAAAGCGTCTTGGGGTTTGGTTGAGCACGTCATTGACACGTGCAACAAGTACAAGGTTGATAAACTGTTGATCGAGGCGAAAGGCCCGGGGCTTAGCGTCGCGCAAGAAATCAAGCGGCTCAACAGAACGACATCCTGGAACGTAGAGCTCGTGAACCCGGGGAACGCGGACAAGGTCGCCCGGGCCTACGCTGTCCAGCCGATCTTTTCTTCGGGCACAGTCTATGCGCCGGATAAGACATGGGCGGAGATGGTGATCACGGAGTTTGAGCAATTCCCGCGCGGCAAGCACGACGACCTCGTGGACAGCACGACGCAGGCGCTCAAGTATCTCCGAGAGCGCGGCATGCTCCAGCGACCAGAGGAAGTTGCTGCGGAAGTCCGCCATGAAGGCGCGTATCGGCAGCCGCAAAAGATCATCTACGACGTGTGATTTTACTTTACTTTCCCTGTCTGTGGCAGTATAGTGCGCTTTGTTATCCGAGCTCCGGTGCTGTGAGAAGCATAGGCATTCCGGTGTCGACTTGGGTGTGAATCCCAGAGCTCGGCCTTATAGATGATTGGGCGATGCTGCCAAGCGTCTCATTACGGTGAGCGTGACCCTGTCAGTAATGCTGGGTTTTCGCCGCCCAGTCTTCCAACCCTACGCTAGTGTTAAAGAAAAATTCGCAAACGTATGGACTACAAGAGACACTATAAACTTTTAATAAATCGAGCTATTACCAGACAACTCGAGGGGTATGCTGAGAGACACCATATCATTCCGAGATGTCTGGGGGGAACAGACAACCCTGAAAATTTAGTTTATCTTACACCTGAAGAGCACTACGTTGCACATCAATTACTTACTAAAATGTACCCAAACAATACGAGGCTTTTACGTGCAGCGTGTATGATGGTTCCGAACAGACCGTCTAATAAGCTCTACGGCTGGTTACGAAGAAGACTCTCCGAAGCACAGAAAAGAGAGCGCGTAGGTAAGGGTAATGGTCAGTTCGGTAAAATTTACATACACAATAAAAAATTGAAAAAATGCATCTCTATAGATAAAGAGGACGCTATACCCGTTGGTTGGAAAGTCGGGAGGGTTATTCTTTTTGACGAACCCAGGGTAAAGTGCAAAATGTGCGATAATTATTTTGAGAGACCTCGTACATCAAACGCAAAATACTGTTCAGAGGTCTGTAAAAAGTCTGATACAACGCCTGCGGTTAAGTTCATCAATGAAAATTTGGACGAACTTATAGCCTTGTTTTTAACAACTCGCTCGGTTAACAAAACTTTGAAATCGGCTGGAGTTACAGGCAGAAGAGCCGGAAACGCTTATTTTTGTAAAATCCTAAAAGAGCGGGGAATACAACTTTTACGGAGACGAAATAGCCGACTTAGTTAAAATAGTATAACACCGGCTTTGTAACCCGGTATCGCTGGGGCAGTACCAGCAGTCGGCACCATTGCTTTTACCCGCAATTCACGCTAAACTTCGGGATCCTACTGTTGGCGCACGAATATGAAATCTGTCCAGGATGTCGCAGCCCAAGCCGAAGCCCTGCGCACCCGGGCGCTAGAGATCATGCGACAATTTCGGGACCATGCGGACGATCCCGCAAAGATAATTGAACTTTCTGACGAGCTCGTCGCTCTGGTCGAACATTACGAAGCGCATGCAGCTACGCTGATCCGCATCCAAGAGATGGCGGAAGTTTTGGTCACGCAGAGCTGCTCCGGACCGCACTAAAAGGTTATCAACATGGACGACTTTCGCTTTCTTCAGCAGCCCGCTCCGGAAACGCCTGAGCAGCCTGGAGGTGAAACAGTCGACCTCGGGGAACTTGACGTTGTTAAGACACAGCCCGACGCAATAATTATTGACACAGGAAACGACGGCTCGGTAACCGTAAACTTCGGCGGCTTCGGCCTGAAGCCGATGGACGAAGGGTCGTCCGACCACGACGCGAACCTGGCAGAATTCCTGGACACAGGCACGCTCGGCGGTGTGGCTGAAGAACTCTTGCGCGTTATCACGGACGACGTCTCTCGGCAGGAACGGAAGCTCGCGGACATCGTCAAGGGACTTGATCTTCTCGGCGTGACGCTTGAGGAACCGAAATCAGAACCCAATGATGCGGGGATCTCGGTGGTAAAGCACCCGCTGCTGCTCGAAGCGGTTCTTCGCTTCCAGGCGAACGCGCGCGGCGAGCTTCTACCGGCGGACGGGCCGGTCAAAGTCGCCAACGAAGGCGACAGCACATTACAGATCGACGAGCAAGCTAACCAACTTGAGCAGGACTTCAACTTCTACTTGACGACCAGCGCGCCGGAATATTACCCGGACTTCGACCGCATGCTGTTCTCGCTCGGGCTGACGGGCGAGGCGTATCGCAAAGTCTATTGGCACCCGATCAAGCGCCGCCCTGTCGTTGAGACGATCGACCGAAAGGACATCATTCTTAGCGACGGCGCTGTGTCGCTCGAGGCTTGCTCGCGGATCACGCACCGCTCTCGGATGCGCCCGTCCCTCGTGAAGCAGATGCAGTTGGTCGGTGCCTGGCGGGACGTTCCACTGACCTCTGGCGTGTATTCGCCGGACGTTAACCAGGTCGACCGCAAGCTTGACGAGATCGTTGGCATTCAGCCGAAACTCACGATCGCCGGCCAGGACGAGCAAGACCGAGAGATTTTCGAGTGTTATTGCGAGCTTGATCTTGCGGGGTTCGAACATGAAGAGGA